GGGATCGCTCGGCGAACCGAACGAACCTCACGAGGTTCACTCTCAGAAGTTACTGGGAGCCTAAGGGTGCGCTACGGACGGAGGTAACACACACATCCCAAAGGTCTTACCCCGGGCATCACAAAGTTGCTAATAGCCTGATACCGACCCCTAGCTAAGGAATCACTTCCTTAGCTATCAAAAGGTGGGTTATCAGATCGTCTGAACAGGCTAGAATATCGGTACCACTTCTTCAGAATACCCATTTGCTCCTTAGAGATATTATCTCTAATCGGCTTATGGATATTCCGAGGGAGTGGTAGCGACCCGAGAAGAGACTCGATGTTACGAACCTCCTCCCAGAGTGACTCTAAAGTTCCCCAGTCAAGGGATTCTAGAGTCATTTCTTCTAGTTTGGTTCTAAGGTCCCTCGCAGCAATATATGTATCAAGGAACGTTTCCCTATACACTGTCTCATTAAGAGAATCGATAATGTACAACGGAGTTGTACGTTCGATCCCGGGGTGGGAATCTACACGACCCCCTTCCACAGGGGAAGGTAGATCCTTAACCCAGGCAGCTTTATCGGAAACGGCTCGAGACATATAGTGCTCCCGGTCCCGCTTGACAGTCCCTAGGCGCTTTGCCTCCTCTAACAAAGGGGACAAATCGTCTAGCTTTGAAAGGAGAGAAGAAATCTCTTCCTTGAAGAACTGCCAAGTGAGGCTTTCGACCCGATCTATAAGGGATTGATAGCGAGAGGCTACCGATTTCATCGGCAACCAAAACGCTAACCCCCGATAGGCCGGGCCTAAAGGACCATAGTAAGCCAGAATGTAATTACGCAGCCGTTTTGGGAGAGATACCAACCGCTTGGAGATGTTGGCCTTGGCTCTAAATCCGTATCCTAGGACCGACATCGTCTGTCCTAAGGATAAGGAGTACTTCCGAACAAGTTCGAGTAGACCGGCAAAGGATTGCCGACCTATCACGAATTCCCGGAAGGAAATTCCCGAAACGTCCTTCCCCCCATAGAAGGTCCGCTTCGCGAATTCTAGAGCCATGCCGGAACCGGAACTCATAGACTTATGAGCGCCGATTCCCACCCCCATGCGGGACATCAATCCCGCGTACTGCTTGGCTACAGACTGGCTCGCTATGACTACGTCATCTCCCAAAATGGCGTAGCCCGAGAACCACCCTGAACCTGGTTTGACCTTACCTGCCAGGAAGGCAGACCACTGAACGAAAGCGTGATGGATGAATGCCAACATCGCCCATGAACTCAATGCTCCCATTGGTTGACCGGTACCGTAAATGAGATAACCCGTCGGTGATAAAGGAATAGAAACTTTCTTTCCTTTAATCATCACGACGTAGTTCTTCCCACAATGGTATTTACGACCAATCAATAGGGATGCCCATAACTCCGCCCCCCAACTTGTCAAGTAGGGAGACAGAAGAACTTTCTGTAGGATGATAGGTATCCGATCAGTCGCAGACGATAAATCGAATGAGTGAAGGGAGATCGAAGAGCGAGTTGTTAGCTCATTCTTCTTTTTCCATTCAAACAGACGGTGTATCGGCTGCAGCTGGTCGAAGGTACCATCCTGAGGAATCATGGACAATAGCTCAAAGATACGCCTATGTAGCTTATCTAAGAGCCATTGAGTAAATGGATCCACCATGGCAAACACTCTAACCTTACCCGCAGGTTCCTCTTTGAACCCCAGACGGCCGAGATGGTTCGTTGCCTCGAAGGGGCACCCAGGAGAGTCAGGGGAAAGGGGTAAGGAATCATTCCATACCCACAACCTCTGACCCCACTGCTCTATCCTGTTAATGATCCAGAGTGAGCTTGTCATCTCACACCAATTCCGAAGATACGGAAAGAGTGGAGAGATAAGCCACGCATGGGCACTAGCAAGAAGAGCAGCGGGCGATGTCGCCTGAGCTCCTCCGGGGACGTTTCCACCTCGGACGGCTGGAGAACTCTTAGAAATCATAAAAGGTAAGGCTTTGAGACCCTTCATGAACGACAATGGAGACCAATCCTCACTTCGAACTCTCCCCATCACCGCTTTAGGGTAACGGCGAAGAGAAGAGAAGAAGTGAGTACTTATGAATTGACTAAACTCATAAGTCAGTTGGGGATCCATTGTAGTCCCGTCAGAGATCGAGTTGACCTTCAACTTTGGGGGGCAATCTAACACTCGGTAGAGTGAGAAAATTGTCAACCAAAATCGAATGACCCACTCGTCTCCCTGACGTATCCGACGGCGATGGACAGCCGGGATAATTGAAGGACATCCACTATGGGTTCGACCGACTCTAGCACCAAAAGGTGTTAGGTCGTGTAGTCTCTGGCCCCCTATATATTGTTGGAGAAGAGAGTAACAACCTTTAAGGTACAGAACCAAAAAGGTATTACCCCCCTTCTTCCTCAAAGTATAGAGGGTAGCCAGTGTGGTAAGGCAGACCTTGACGACTGATAGGTTTACTCTTCGCCCCAGCAAGGAAACCATACTAAGTATGTGTTTCAATGCTGGTCGCCCAAGTTTTACCTTGAGCATGGCATTAAGAGACGCAAATGAGCTTAGCAGCCGACTCCATGCACGGCTAGGCATTCGCTTAGTTGAGTGTATGTTGAAGACTGTTAAGTTCATTAATATTCATTAGAATCGTCTCTTAAACTTCGGTTTCCCCGTGAGGGGGCCGCAGCCAGCCTTGGAAGGCTTTGGAAGAGGTCCAATCAGGCTTATCCTGCCTTATCTCACTACCTCCAACCCCCCCTCTTCTTTACAGAAGAATTGGGAAGAAAGTAGATCGACCGAACAGGATACCTGCCACGCGAAGACTCTTAGAGGTACTTTCCCTCTGGGTCTAAGGGCTGTCAACCCCAGAACACCAGTGCCTTAAGCGAAAAGGCTAGGTCATCCTCCCCCCTTAAGCCTACGCGCGTCCAAATGGTACGTTAGGGTCAAACCCCAGATGCGAGCACACTGATGCACTCCCATCTGAGATTCGCCATCCGGCGACTTTCAGATGAGCAGGGAGAATACTCTCCC